GGGTCCTTGGTTCGAGCCCAAGAGAGGGAGCTTTTTAAAAAGACTTTACAGTGATGTAAGGTCTTTTTTGTTTTAAAGCGCTAGTGAAAGCGGGACTTCTTGATGTTTTATTGAAAAAGGGAAATTTTGTCATTTGACAACTTTGACAGGTTTTTTGATAAAAAAAGGTACCCATTGCGGTACCCATCTAAAATCTCGAGGTACCCATTTTAAAATTCCGAATTGTTATGCCAATTGTTTAACTCAAAATCAATTGGAAACATGCACCAAGAAAAAATCACAATTCTGTTTGTAATTAGCGCAAACAAGACTAATCAAAAAGGATTATGCCCTCTTAATTGTAGAATCACTCTCAAAAAAGAACGCAAACAATTCACTACAGGACTTTTTGTAAACCCAAACTACTGGGAGAATAAACTTCAAAAAGTCAACACTCAAGATCCCAACTACAAATTTATTAATGCACAAATAGAGCAAATTCAAATCAAGATAAACAACATCGCATTAGTTTTTCAACTACAAGGCGCAGATTGTACTCTTGATAACATCTATAATAAATATATTGGTGTAGAAATCAAAAAGAAGGAATTTGTCCTCTCCTATTACAAACAGTATCTCTCCAAAATTAAAAAACTAGTAGGATCAGAAATTAAAGAGAATACGTATAACAAGTTTGTTTACGTCGGAAATCATCTAGAAGCATTCCTAAAATGGAAATACAAGAAAACAGATCATCCACTAGAAGAATTGAGTTTACAGTTCCTAAATGATTTTGATTACTATTTAAAGACCGAGAAGAGACAAGAACAAATTACTATCAACAAAACCATTCAAAGACTTAGAACCCCAATAAAACAAGCCATTTCGGAAGGGTATTTGGACAGAGACCCGTTTATACTTCACAAGTTCAAAACAGTCCGTAAAACCGTTATATTCCTTACTACAGAAGAACTCAAAACCCTTGAAGAAGCTGTATTACAACAAAAAAGATTAAGCACCATTCAAGACTTATTCATTTTCTGCTGCTACACAGGATTAGCGTATAATGAAATGGCAAATCTTGAGAAACAGAACATCCAAATAGGGTTTGATAACATTAACTGGATTCAGATGAAGAGAGAGAAAACACAGCGTCAAATCTCAATTCCAATTCTGCCAAAAGCTCAAGAAATTATTGAGAAATACTCAAAAGATACTAACCGCATCTTCCCTCCAATAAGCAATCAGAAATTCAATTCTTATCTCAAGGAAATTTCAGCTATAACTGGAATTGAAAAAAGATTGACACACCATATTGCTAGGAAAACATTTGCCTCTACTGTCTTACTTTACAATGATGTTCCGATGGAGATTGTGTCAGAACTTCTTGGTCATTCCAACATGGTGATTACACAGGAAAGTTATGGAAAAATCGTTAAGAAGAACGTTAGTCAAGCAATGATCAGGCTGGCAAAAAAGTTAAAAAAATAATATTTCACTCATTTTTAAATTCCTAATCAGTAGAAAATATAGTAGAATAGAAATCATTGCATATATTTACAATATCAAAATAATTATATAAAAATCATGAGAATTAATTTAAATAACCCTGAGAGTTTCACAATTGAAAGTCTAAAAAAACTTATTAAATCAGAAGATGATAGTGTAAACACACAATTTCGTATAACTGAAGATGGCTATCTATTTTTATCTACAATTGTGGGAAATCAGGAAATAGAAGGATTGAAGTTTAGGTTAGAAACGAATATCATGGGAAATGGATACGTAGGCGAAAATGCTGCAAAAAATGAAAATTGGGTCAAAACAGTTTTTGACGTCATTAATGAAAATTGGCCTAACCCTACTTCCACATTTATTGATAGTTTTTAAATTCCAAAATAAGGGCTACCATTACGGAAGCCCTTATTTATTGGACAATATTCAGAATAAAGAATCTTGAATTTTTTTAAAAAAAATTTATTTTTTTTAAAAAAATTGAATGTGCTGAAGTACCCAACCTCACTCCCGGACTCTCCTCAAACTTTGGGAGGTACTCCGAGGGGTTGAAAGAGTTAATTGACGTTCTAACTATTTCAACTTTTTGGAATCGCCCCATAATTTAATATTTAATCTTATAAATCACAAAAACTATGGTTAGTGTAATCGGTTATCAATTAGTAGAAAAAGAAAACGGAGAAGAATTCTTAATGTTAGTATTGCAAGGAGGTATCGAACCCGTTAAAAGTCAGGCAACAGGTAAAATGTATTTTACTGCCAGAACAGTTAAAGTTCCAGCAACATTTGATGAAGTAACGTGTAAAAGTTTAATCGGATCACAATTTGAAGGAACTATTATTAAAGTTCCAAGCGAGCCCTATAAGTACACCATCAAAGAAACAGGAGAAATTGTCACAATTAATCATAGGTTCGAGTACGTAACAGGAGTAGATGCAATCCTAAAAGAACAAGTAGTAAACAGTGAGTTAGTCCACTAAAACATTCGAAAAACATATCTAAGAAGCCTCCCTAACACGGAGGCTTTTTTTGTTTTGACATTTTCAAGATTATTCAAAATCAATTTAAAACTTAAATTATGAAATTACAAAAAGCAGAACGCCATCAGGTCAAGTTAAGAATTGGACTATCTGGTCCAAGTGGTTTTGGCAAATCGTATAGTGCATTATTATTAGCGTATGGAATTACAAACGATTGGAACAAAATTGCAGTAATTGATACTGAAAACAAATCTGCAAGTCTTTATTCCCATTTAGGAGATTTTAACGTTTTATCACTTGAAGAACCATTCAATCCAGAACGCTATATCAAAGCAATTAAGCTATGTGAGGAATCAGACATAGAAATTATCATTATCGATTCAATAAGTCACGAGTGGCAAGGAAAAGGAGGTTGTTTAGAGATTCACGAACAATTAGGAGGGAGATTCCAAGATTGGAGTCGCGTATCCCCAAGGCACAATTCTTTTATAGACGCTATCATTCAATCTAAATGCCACGTTATCACAACTACGCGAAGCAAGGTTGATTACAGTCTCGATAAGGATAGTACTGGTAAGACAAAAGTAGTGAAATTGGGTGTAAAGGAAATTACGCGTGAAGGTTTCCTTTATGAATTGACAACTCACTTTGAACTATTAAATGACAACCACCTAGTTTCCGCAAGCAAGGATCGTACAGGTTTATTTATGGGAAAACCTGAATTTATAATCAATTCATCGACAGGTAAAAAACTAATAGAATGGTGCAACCAAGGAGTTTCTATTGAGAAAATAAAAGTAGAAATCAATGCTTGTGAAACCCCTGATGCTTTAAAACAAGTCTATGCCAAGCATCCAAATCTAAGCACGGAACTATACCCAGTTGTAGTAGCTAGGAAAGAAGAACTCGATAATGTTTTAGCACAATTGGTATATGACGAACAAATTATTTCAAACTTAAACCCTCAAGAAAATGAATTTAGTACTAAATAATACAGAACATCAAATCATTGATGATGCAGAAATTGTACAATCAACACGGAAAAATTTCATTTATGCAAATACCACGGAAGTTTCGTTGAGCCATCTAAAAAATGAATGTACAATCCCAGTGTTTGCAAAAGATAATGAATGCACAATTAGCCATTATGAATTTATTGAAAGTACTAAAGAAGTGGTTGAAGATATCCTTGACTACAAAGGTATTTTAAAGCCCGATATAAGGGTTTCTCACGTGATCAAAGGCAGGATCCCGACAGCAATTGGAAAGCCCGCAAAAGAGCTCCTAGAGCATGAAAAGAGCATTTATTATGAACGGATGGCCTTCGTTATCGAGATTCCTGAAATCAGTGCAGTTATTAACGGTAATAAACTTAATTTGACGATTGGTGGAGTCCGAAGTTACAACCAAGAAAACCTTTTCAGTAAAAAGTCTATGGAGAAATTCAAAATTTTTTGTGGATTTCAAAATACCGTCTGTACCAACCTTTGTATTTCAACGGATGGACTCAAGGAGGATTTACGTGTCAGTTCAATTGGAGAGCTGAAAGCGAAGATTTATGAATTAATAAATTCGTATAACAAGAAAGAGCATCTTGAAAATATGCAAAGAATGTTCAGGTACTCTCTGACAGAAATTCAATTTGCTCACCTGATTGGGAAGATGAAGCTTTTTCCATATTTAAGTAAGGAAGAAAAACAGAAACTTTTTCCATTAGCCATAAATGATACTCAATTGAATATTGTCGTTAGGGATTACCATACGGATGCACATTTTTCTAAATCAGGGGACAACACGATTAACTTTTGGAATGTCTACAATCTTCTGACTGAGGCAAACAAAAGTACCTATATCGACAGTAATCTGGAACGTAATGCTAATGCGTATGGATTTATCAGTAACATACTAAATTCGATTGAAAATCAAAGTCCAAACTACTTCCTCCATTAATATATAATAGCTTTTAGTCGCATTTATAGCACTAAACAGCATCTATAAAATAGAGTTAATCACACTAAAAAATGACAAGAAGTCAACTTTCTGAGCTGTTAAAATACAGTTCTCCTCGTGAGATCTATGTAATTACGCATTATGGTGTCCTAATACGGTTGTTTTGTCCGTTCAAAGTAAAGGTATTGCAAGATATCGGAACGCTGAAGATCGGGCAAATCGTTTTAGTACAAGAAATCAAGGTTACAATAGAATTAAAAACGGTGTATATCATCGATAATGACGCCTATTTTTACTGTTATTTTAACATCGAACTGTAAATTAGGTAAAGCAGTTATGCTGTATTTGGTATAACCAAACTTTTGAGACGGTTCTGCTATAACAAAAAACCACTGAAAAAGTCTTAGCTAAGTTCAATTTACCAACACGATATTACAATATATTGTGTTAAGTAAGTTGAAAATTAATCTAAAAAGGGTTTAATTAGGTGAAATAAAGGAGGTGAAAATAGCGCATAAAAGCTATTAGAGTTTTTTCAAAACCCCGTTTTTATTAGGGTTCTAATAGGAATCGCCTTGATAATCAGTTATCTTTGTGTATATAAAAAAATGATGGTCCTCATCATTCTAGAGCTCCTATACTTCTTTGGAGCTAAAAAAAATCCTTTAAACACTTAAAATTATTGTTCAATTATTAAAATTCACGCCTATGTAATAAACCAAACCCAAATATTTCCAATTTCAATACTAGATTATAAATCGAATAGTATTGAATCTCCCTGTTCAATAAAAAGACATTGAATAAAGCATGGCTATATGTCTCTGCCAAATGGAAGAACGATTAATGAAACGATAGAGATAGAACGAAAAAAACAGAATACAATGACAGAACGGTACTTAAATAAAAATTATGAATTTAAAAAGAATGAGGTAGTAGGAAGATTATTTGTTAAAAAGAAAGATAAACAAAAAGAATTCGCGCTATTAGATGAAACAGAATTTAATTCAATAATTAGAAGATTAGAAAAAAAAGGTATTAGAACATCTAATCAGAAGCTAAAAACAATTTTAAATTCTGATTTCGTTGAAAAGTTTAACCCTTTTAAAGATTATTTCCAAAAGCTAGAGCCTTGGGATCAAAAAACGAATTATATAGGGGAATTAGCTTCAACAATAACTACCACGAATGACAAATATTTTAAATGGGTATTTGAGAAGTGGATTGTCGCAATGGTAGCTTGCTCAATAAAGGTAGGAATTACTAATCAAACAGTATTAATTCTTTGCGGAAGACAAAATTTAGGCAAAACAACTTGGTTTAAATCGTTAATCCCAAGCGAATTAAAAGAATACATCTATGAAGGTTCAATTACACCTGGTGATAAAGATGCAACCTTGCTGCTTTCAGATAAACTAATCATTAATATGGATGAGCTTGCAACTTTTAATAAATATAAAGTCGACCAATTCAAAGAATTAATAACTAAAGAAGTAATTACTGAAAGAAGAGCTTTTGGGATGTTTACTGAAAATTATCCAAGAAGAGCATCATTTGTTGGAAGTTCCAATCAAATTGAAATTCTAACTGATATCACAGGAAACAGGAGGTATCTATGTAATGAAGTTTTAAAAATTAATTTTAAGCACAATATAAATCTCAGTAAGGTTTATAGTCAAGCAATGCATTTACTTAATGATTCAAATTATAGATATTATTTCAATGATGAGGATGTGAAAATTGTAGAAGAACATAATAAAAACTTTTTGCAAACATCAGAAGAAATGGATTGGATAGAAGAGCTATTTGATTTACCCAATAACACTAAAGCTGTTATGTATATGAATGCAACAGAAATTATTGAATTTATAAAGCAAAAGAAAAATATAAATAAAATAATTAGTGCGGACACTATTGGTAAATTAATGTCTTCTAAAGGTTTTAGAAAAAAAACTAGAGATAATTTAAAGAAATACGAATTAATATTAAAGTAAAAAAGGTAAGGTAGGTAACCACTTTTATAACCTTTTTAATTAACTAAAATAGTTCAAAATGGGATTACCTGCCTAACTCTAAAATTCAATTTAAAAATGAAAGATAAAGAACAAATTCAGGGAATTATATACAAAGTAATAAATACAGAAACCAATGAAACTTACATTGGTGCAACTACAAAATCGATAAATGAAAGAAAGATTGATCATATACAAAAATCAGAAAATGGTAAAGGGTATAAATTTCATAATGCAATTAGCACTTATGGAGCAAATGCTTTTCTATGGGAGCAAGTTGATACTGCTGGCACTAATAATGAATTAGCATCTAAAGAAATAAAATATATTTCTGAATATGATGCTCTTGGGAAAGGGTATAATTTAAGCAAAGGAGGAAATTTTAAAAAAACGGTATTTCAATACAATTTAGATGGCACTCCTGTAAATTCATTCGGAGATTTAACTTCAGCAGCAGTAGCTGTAAATGCAACAAAAAAAAGTATTAGCAAAGCTTGTTGGAATGTAAATCACACTTTAAAAGGTTACCTATGGAGTTATGATAATAAAGAAAAATTTATTACAGACTCTGATAATAGGAAAAAAGAAGTTTTACAATACAATCTAAATGGTAATCTGTTAGCTCAATATATTTCAGTTGCAGAGGCCAGTAGAAAATCAGGATTAAGTAAAACTTGCATCTCTAGATGTTGTCGTAAAGAACGAGAACAAAGTAGAGGATTTCTTTGGAGATACTCTTAAAACTAAAGACGGTGTAACAACCGTCTTTTTTATTTTATAAAATAATAAACATCTTTATTATGAAATTAAATTGCCACCTCAACCCAAATAATCTAAAATTTGAAGAGAGCATAATTGTTCATAAATTGTTCAGTATATTGCACTCGTTTTACTATTTTTGTAAAATCAAATAAGAAATTATTTATATAAAAAGGATTAATTATGACACCAGTAAAACAAGGGCAAATTGTAAAATATCATACGCCTTTGGCTGATGAAAATCCAAACCAATTATATGTAGTTTTAGAAGTGATTGAAGACGATGAAAGGGCAAGAGCAGATATTCAAGCGTTAAATACCGGATTATCTTTTCCGCCAATTAATACAGTAAGATTAGGAGATCTGGAAGTTGTTGAAGTAGAAACTAATGATTTAATTGGTCATAAAGTAACTATCAATAAGTCCGATTATTCCCAAGTAGAAGGTAAAGTGATCAAAGTGATCGAACAAAAAATAGAAGTGAATCTTTCAAATAATGTTCATGGTGTAGAAACCAATGTTTGGCTTACGGTTATTGATAATGACGGAGTGGAACATTTAGGGACCTTATCTGTTAATCCCGAGTAAACAACTCAAAGAGCACACAATTATATACAATCATCATGAGTACATTTATAAATGAAGAAGAAAAACTAAAGCATCCGTACTATAAACTGATGGAATTGAGAGGTGATGCTTTAAAAAACGAATTAAGCTCTTGGTCAAGATTAGATTTAATAGAATGGCTTTGTTGGAATGACCGCAATGGTGTTTACAAAGACGATGAATCATTACAAGAGTTTGGTAATACAGTTAGTAAAGAAGAAGCTATTGGAATTATTACTAGACAAATAACTGAAGCATAAGAAATGAGAAACAGTGATAATCAAGTAACAGAGAAATCAATCGAAAATTACCTCCATGAAAGTCGCTTAAAAATGGGGCAGAATATTCGTGAAGTTAGAGAAAAAAGAGGTTATAGCCAGGATGAATTAGCAGAAATTATGGAAGTAAATCGTTCAACAATCTCAAAAATCGAAAATGGTAAATTTAGTTTTAGTATTGACTATCTTTCTAAATTTTCTTTTTTTTTGGATTTTGATCTAACTCTGTTAGATAACAAAATATAAACATATAATTTTTGATGAATAAATTAACGCATATTGAACTTTTTGCAGGTTGTGGTGGTATGAGTCTTGGTTTGGAGACTGCAGGGTTTGATTTACTTTTTGCAAATGAACTTTCACCTATGGCAAGTGAAACTTTTGCATACAATTTACTTAACGAAACACTGGAAGGGAATGAATCACCAAAGAAAACACTTTGGATAAAAAGTCAATTCCCTATAAATGAAATGGAGAAGAGGCTAAGAGAAAACCCTTTTGAAGCTCCTAAAGGAAAGTATTCAGATATTGATGATAATACGGTTTTAGACGAAAAATTACTTATTGGTGATATCAATGAATTATTAACTGCTTTTGAAGAAAAACCTGCGCTTCTAAATGCTGTTCGCAAAAGTGAAGTAGATTTAATATCCGGAGGACCTCCTTGTCAAAGTTTTAGTCTGGCAGGCAAAAGAGAAAGGGATAACCATAAGAATACTTTACCTTCATCTTTTGCCCGAATAGCTGGAATGATCCAACCAAAAACGGTCCTTTTAGAAAACGTAAAAGGAATAACTTCGCCGTTTACAGAAAATGGGAAAAAATATTATGCTTGGCTTGAGGTATCTAAAGCATTTGTTTTAGAAGGTTTTGTACCTGTCTGTATGATGTTGAATTCCAAATATTTTGGTGTGCCTCAAAATAGGCCGCGATTTATTTTAATTGCTTACCGTAAAGATATTTTCGATAAAATATTTATGAAACATGTAAAAAATGAAATCCTTACTGTTTCTAATGATTTTTATAAAACTGTTTTAGACAATTTGAAGGATCTTGATAGTGTAACAATTAAAAATTTTAAATACTACGATATTGAAAGTAACCCTGAACTTTTTGATGGGGTCCTTTTACCAAAAATCACTCATTTAGATAGAGATTTTATAAATACGAGTGAAGCTATTGGTGATATTAGACGAACTCAATTGAATTATACATTCGATAATACGAAGGGAAAATATGCTAATTTACTTAATTCAATTTTTTTGAATGATTCTTACAAAGATTCTATTATCAAAAACCATGAGCCTAGAAACCATAATTTACTTATAAAATCCAGATTTAGGTTTTACCAAGTAATTGAACAGTTTCAAAATGGATTAAAACAAGGAGCTATTGATTTGTTTACAGGAAAAAATGTTACTGAAGAATTAAGAAGTAAATTACTGAATGAGTTTTCACACCATAAGCTCTTATTTCCAGATAACAATGCTTTTCGAGAAGTCTTGATGACTCCTGAAAACATAGATGAAGTGGAAGAATTAATCAAATTAATTCCGACTAAAAAACATTCACAAAGAGCATTACAAGAATTTGAGCCTGCACCAGCACAATTAACTATTCCGGATGATTTGTGTCACTATCACTCTGACCATCCAAGAACTTTAACTGTTCGTGAAATGGCAAGATTTCAATCTTTCCCTGATTGGTTTGAGTTTAAATCGAAAGTAACAACTGGAGGTCAAATGAGGAAGTTTGAAGTACCTCAGTATACTCAAGTTGGTAATGCGGTTCCTCCATTGTTAGCACTAGCTTTAGGATTAACTATAAAAAAACAACTAAATAAATTGTAATCAGTATTTATATAAATGGATTTAACTAATTTTAAAAAAGAATGCATTAGCTCTAATTCAGATACAGTTGTTAAACAGCATATTATTGAAGGCTCTAGTTTTTTCTTTGATCAAATAATTGTAGGTAAGGAATTTCATTTCAAAAGAGACATTGCTAATATATTAAATGTTCACATTAGAGAAATTATAATAGTAGGTTCTGGAAAACTCGGATTTAGTTTAAAACCTTCTAATGCTGAAACTGGTTTATATTTATATAAGGAATTTGATTATGATTTTGTCAATAAAAAATCAAGTAAAAAATCAGATTTGGATATCGCAATTATATCCTCTTCTTTGTTTGATAACGAAATTCAAAACTTATATAATTATACCGAATATTATAAAAACACATGGGCAAATAGATCGTCTTTTGCTAAATATTCATTAAAAGGTAAATTACCGATAAGATTTTTACCCGTTGATTTTTCCATGACAAAAGAAATAAAAAGAGTTCAAGAAAAATATCAAATGGAATATGGTAGGGAAGTTAACATTGAAATATATAAATCTTGGCATTTTTTCGAAACTTATCATCAAGAGAATATAAAAAATATACAAGTAAACTTAATAGCTTAATATAACATGAAATTACAATCGAGTATAACATCAAATAGTGTTAAATTAATTGATATCTATAATAAAATAAATTCGGGATCTTTAGTAACTAGTCCCGACTTTCAAAGAAATCTTGTGTGGAAAAAACAGCATAAATATGCTTTTATAAAAACTATTTTATTGAATTTTCCTTTTCCTGAAGTTTATCTAGCTAGTTCAGAAATAGATGTTGATAATTTACAAGCAAGAGAAATTGTTGTTGATGGTCAACAAAGGTTGACAACAATAGTAGATTATATAAAAGAGCTGGGAGATTTCAAAGATCAAAAACATGTTATTGCATTTGATTCTTTGACAACAGAGGAAAAAAGAGAGTTTTTGAACTATTCAATAACCGTAAAAGATTTAAAAGATATTGGAATAGTTAATATAAAAGAAATTTTCAAAAGAATAAATAGCACTAATTATTCTTTAAACACAAATGAAATTATTAATGCTGAGTATGGTGATGGTGAGTTTTCAATGTTTTGTAAACAAATAGTTGATAAAGATTTTACTCCTTCCTTAGAAATTACTGATATAATAATAAACGAAGATATTAGAGAATCTATGCTACAATTTTTCACAAATAGAAATGTGTTTACAAATAATGATATTAAAAGAATGTATGACATTCAGTTTTTAATGTTAATTTCTGCCACAATTCTCGAAGGCAAATATTTTGGAAGAAATACTAAAATTGAAGCATATTTAAAAAAATATAATTCAAGTTTTGATGCCTATGCAGATGTTTTAACTTTTTTACAAAATTCAGTTAATATAATAAATAAACTAAAACTTCCAATTAATGGATATTGGTATAATAAAGCAAATTTATTCACTCTAATTATTGAGTTTCATAAGTTGGACATTAATAAAATTGTTTTTGACAAACTTGAATCAAAACTGCTAGAATTAGCAAAAAAGGTTGACGTATATTTTACCGATGAAGATTTGAGTTTAATTTCAAATGATGAGGGGAAATATTTTGAATTTGCCAGACAAGGAAGTCACGAATTATCTGCAAGAGAACATAGAGGCAAGGTTATTTATTCTTTAATTCAAGAATCTATTATTCAACCAGAATTGGAAGTCAAAAACATAATAAATATAAATTTAGAGATTCTAGAGGAAATGCAAATAAGCTATTCGACACTTATACCTACAGAAACAGGTTTAGGAAAAAGTATAATGGATGCTGTTTCAAGTGTTAGAGAATTTTTAAAAGTGAATAAAATTCATGATTACGAAACACAAGAACTGGGACAAGTTAATAAAAAAATATTACCATGCCGCTTCATAATTGATAATGAGGGTAATTCTATAGAATCTGAAGTATCTCTATATCGTTCCAACGGAAGAGGAGATTACAGGATTTGGTTTAGTCAATTAAATGATTTTGCTAAACCTAAAGATGAAATAGCATTGGTCGTTAAAGAAGATGTATTAAACGTACTCAATTTAACTAAAATAGATTATACAAACGAATTAAAATAAACGGAAAATTACATTAACAAAACCATGTTCATAATTGGTCAACTATACGAACGCTTAGAACTTCTAAAATTTATTGGAAGTAAGCAGCCACAATCCGGTATTCTTTGGAACAAAGAAGGCTCTGACACGATAATCATAACAACTGGCGGAAGGCATACAAAAAGAGTAAGTTATTCTGATTCTTTGCAGCCAAATGGAAGTTGGATATATACCGGCCAAGGAGAGAAAGGCGATCAAAACCCATATAGTTTTGCTAATTCATTATTAACCAATCTTGACAAGAAGATTTTATTATTCACTACTCGCGAACCAACCGCAAAGGAAGTTCGCGAAAGAGGGAACAACAAAAAACAATATCAGTTTGAAGGACTCTTTAAAACTGTTGAATGGAAAATTGAAACACAAACAGAAGGTAAAAGAATAGGGGATAAATTGGTAAAATATGTTCTACAACCAATTGAAGAATTAGAAGAAATTAACCTTCCAATCCAAGACCCTTTAGAACATATTCTTTTAGAACCTTTAGAATTTTATACTATCAGAGCAAAAATACTCAGTAATTTGGATAAGATCACTAAACCAAATGCAGTTGTATTAACTGAATATAAAAATAGGTCCGTAGAAATAAAAAAATATGCTCTTTTAAGAGCCAAGGGCCAGTGTGAAAATTGTGGAAAAGATGCTCCTTTTGTGAATTCAAATAATATTCCATTCCTAGAAGTTCATCATATCTTCAGCTTATCTGATGACGGACCAGATCATCCAATTAATGTTGCTGCTATTTGCCCTAATTGTCACAGAGAAGCACATTATGGAAATGATATGCAAACTTTAAAAGATAAATTATCTGAAAAAATAAAAGTAAAAGAGAGCGAGTTTTAGAAACAGTCAATAAGTGATGTTTATGCTATAACCTCTTTATATTTTGTCAGCTTACTCCATTTTTTTACATTAGAATTATGAACTTGATATAGTTGAGTAATTAGTACTTCTTTACCAAGTTCATTCATTTTTTTAATTGCCAAAAAATCTTTTTCTGGGATATTATGGATAGACGTAGTTCCATCATTAACTAATATGTTTATTGAAAGCTCACTAAAATCAAATTTTACATTTATATTTTTTAATAAAACTATTTTCTCCCATTTTTCTGGCTGAGTTCTTATTGCGAAATGAAAAGGAGCACATTCAAATTGATGATTACAAAAATTACAAATATTAGGTTGCGGTGTTGCCAAAACATCTGTATTTCCAATATCTATAGTTTTATTAGTCTCATTTATCAGGTTGTCAATCTTTATGCCTTGAGCGACATATTCTTCATGAGTGCACTTGAAAGAATACATTTCATTATTTCCCAATCCTTTAATTACTAATTCAATGTCTTCAGGTTGCACCTCTTCAGTTCGATAGATAATGTATCCATAAGTTTTTAATTGTTCAATGTAGGCTTCTTTCACACCTATATTGAGACCATCTTCAGTATTGAACAAAACACCTGTTTTAAAGTCTGTAACACGAACTTTATCACCACTTACTTCAAACAAGTCAATAACTCCATATACATTTTTAAAATGTACTTTCTTTTCTGGATAAACAATACCATGAGCCAAAAGAGGATAGCTACTAAGAATTTTAAGAGTATTTATTTTTTTTGGATAATATCCAGAAACCCAATATTTAATATATTCTAAAACATCAATAACTTCTGAATCAAATTGAACCTTTTGGCTATTTTCTATGAAAGCAGCTTCCCACTTACTATCAAATAGCTTTAAGTCGTAAAATTCTTTATAATAGGTCTCTAAAACCTTATGAATTAAAGTACCCAAAAACGAATTTGAATTAAAATCATAATTATATCCCCTCCCTTCCCTAGCATTGCTATCAAGAACGAATTTTAACTTGCACTTTTCGAAAGCAGCAAGCATACTAGGGCTTATTTTTTCAATATTATTTATCACAATTAAGTCAGGCTTTGTTACTGTTTTTTTAACCATTTGAAAAACTCTTCATAACACCAAGCCATTCTTCGATTCAAATTAAACGTATCTGCAAAAAACACCTTATCCAAATTTTCACATTCAGCAACAACTCTTGAAAGGGCAGTTGGATTTGGAAAACTGTTTGTGTTCCAAAAAGGATGTGTAATTACAATATTAAAATTCTTGTAGGAAATAATAGGAATGTTTTCTATTACACGATAACAACTTGGATCTTTAATGATATCTATGCCTAAAGTTATTGCAAAATCTCTTGCATATTCATCTGCCGTTTCTGGCCAATCAGCAATTTCAACAAAATCCCAATTACCGTCTAAACCTACTAAATAAGTAGTATCTGATAAAACTCTAATCAGACCTACCGCCAATCTCCAATCTAGAATTCCATGATAATTTAAATTTCTATAATTTCTTAAATCTTTATAACAAGAATCTTTACATATTTTGGCGTGTTCTTTATCTATAAAACTAAAGGTATATCTATTTTTCTTAGTAGGATTTAAACACATTTCAAAGAACTCATCGATATGGTTATGAAGATATTCAACAAATCCAGACCCATTGGGTAATTCATCCGATAACACTATTCTTCCTGTGCTTCTTCCTGTTACATCGTCTAGCTTTTGCTCCGTAATTGCAGCCAATTCAATTTCTTCCGGTGAAACATCTAAGAGGTCGGCTAAGCATCTTTGTAATAAATAGGCAGCTGAATGAAAGGCTCCTTTTGAACTAACTTTATTTCCCTGATTTGTAGAATGGAATGGGTTTATATCTAATGAAAAATCTAATTTTTCAGGATGTAACCTTATTACATTGGTGATTTTTTTAGCTCCTAAAGATAATTTTTGGCCTTCTTGATTTTCATCGGATAATTTATCATTAATTCGACCATTTTTAATAGCCTCATTAAAACCAAATCCTAGCTTCTTTTTTAAACCTAAATCCAAAAATTGATTATTAAAATCTGCATAATATTTGTCTGTAGTTTGTAAAAAGTTAAACTCTTCACCTCCATTAGTATTCAATCGCCACGTAAAATCACTTGGAGCAACCCCAACAATGCAATTCCCCTGTTTTTTCCCTATCTCATCAGGATTAATAGCTTCAGAAAACAATAAAGGTTTTGAAGTACTAATTTCTTGATCTACCTCCCTGTCTTGTGGTTCGTTACTCCAATCCGTTCTAAAGGCATTTGGAGAAACAACTAAATATGCTCTTTCACAATTTTCATCAATTTCATCATTTGCTGATTCACCTTCAGTATATTGTAGAGTCCGTAAAATATTATTTTGTGAATTTACTACAACCCAAACAGGATTTTTATAAGCGTCATTATCAAAACAACGAACTTTCCACGCTCCTTTATCACTAAAATCCTGATATATTTCACTTATGTTTGGAGTCAATCCAATACTTGTATAGATTCTTTTATCTTTGGTTTTTTGAGCCCCTGGGGCAAAATCAAATATAGCTCTCTCAATTGGGCGACTTATTGTTTTTGGTGTAAAACTATTTTCTGATTTTTTTTCAAATCCTACAATAAGATTTCTTAACCCTGTTGGCATTCCAGACATCGGTAAGATCCCTGAATCTGCCATTGCTTCAGATAAATCACCAGATGCATATCCTTTTTGAATATCTAAAAATTTTTGTAGAAATGTTTCTTCAATCCATTGTTTAAAATCATCAATGCTATATTCAAGGTATAATTTATTATTAACAAATAAATTTAAAGTTAAAGAATCATAAATATCCTTCCAATTATCTTCAACATCAATCCATTGTTTAAGCTTATTGAAATTGTCATGATTTTCATTAAAGAAATCTTCAATTGTACCAAACTGACCGTGTACAGATCCAGAGGCAGAAAAATTTAGAAAATATTTTTGCAAGATCCCTTTAATAACCATTCTGTAAAGAATTTGATCTTGAGATTGACTTAAAAAAGGAACTGGAGATAGGTCTCCTGTCATTCTCTCCGGATTATTAAAAAAATATTCATCATGACTTCTTCCTCTACAAAATGTTAAGGCTATATTAAAAGCTTGTCCTGCCCGTCCTGCTCGCCCTACCCTTTGTTGGTAGTTAAAACGCATTGGAGACATATTTCCTTGATAAACAGCTTGCAAAGATCCAATATCAACACCCACTTCTAAGGTTGTAGTAACACTTAATAAATCAATTTCTTCTACAATTTTATTTGCACCTGTTATAATTCCTTTAAAAAGTCGTTGCCTTTCTAGCTGATTATCAGTTTGCCCTGTTAATTCCTCGCAACGCATTCTGACAATCTCATGATTATCTAACAATTGCTTTGCATAGAAATTATTCTCCCTAGCTTGTTTGGTGGTTGTATTCGAATTTTTAGGCAAGAACTTAAAACACGACTTACAAATACCCGCAGAATGATGAAGATGGATAGTATTACAATATTTACATTTATAAACCATCTCACTATCTTCAGCAAAATAAATTCCTAATGTTTCTAATTTTAAAATACCATCATAGTGATTATTTTCATTAGTTAGTGTATTCCATAATGCTTCTCCTAATTGTTGATCATCAATTCCGTGATGTGAAGCAACGCTCTTTATGTATTTTTTTTCAGGTCTTTTTTTAGATAAATCTTCGTAACTTCTTATCTGCCTCTGAATAAAGGTACTATCCGTCTGATTATGTTTATAATTATCCCCCAAAATTCTAGCTAAAGAATTAAGTGCCTGCTCATAAACTATATCACTTATTGAATGTTGAAATGGGTTTTTAACATTAGTTGAAACCTTCACCATTCCTAAAGCGGAAGATTCCATACTATAAAACAGACGTCCAAAAATGAAAGAGCTTATTTCTTTATAAACAGGTAATCTTATGCCACTCATCAATTTTTGTTCAGATTGCTTATCAACTATCTTACCTTTATTTACAGTAAATTTCTGCCAATCAAAACAATGTTTCCAATATTCCTTTTTCGGGTGTGTCTCGCGAACTTCTAAATGCTCTTTAGAAGAAGCAGGACCTGCAGGATTAATTCCTTTTTTAACCAACCCAAAAATGATTTTATCAACTAAATCCTCCAACTGGATAGTTGAACTTTCTACGTCTGAAATAAAATTTATATCCTCGATATCAGGTTCAAACCCATCATCATCATTAATGCTCTTGTATGCCTTATTAATTCTAGACGCATATACTTTATCCATTTTAGATAATAGTGACTTCGTACGACTTCCATCTTTGTTCCTGATTGAAATCAACAATTCCTTTGCTAATATAGTCTCATCACGTTGCGCTAATAATAATTCTTTAATAATCTGGTTATAATTCTCCTTTTCAATATCATTAGCAAATCTTGCAGACTCCTCTCTACTATCAGAAAAAGCGACTAATTTTCTTGGTTGTTTTTCCGTGTCTGGTATGGCAGTAAATAACTCCTTCGCTAATATTTGATTTGTTTTGCCAAAACCAGTTCTAAACCCTCTAACAGGTGATTTTCTTTTCTTACGATATTGATAATCTGCGGCACAATTAGGACAACTATGTGGTAAGGCCGTTCCAGCATCATTTGATAGTTTATCACCTCCATTGGGATTAAAATATAACCCTTCTACAGTATTGGGTTTTCGGTTTAAATAAAGTTTTCCATCATTATTTCCTAAATACCTTATCTCCCATATTTTTTCTTCCAATAAATCCGTAATAATTTCATCTCCCTCAAAATATTTTGGCCAAAAAACAGCATAATCCTGCTCTGTACGCCTTTCTACCATAGCCGACTGTGATTTTTCTGGAATACTCTCAATTTCTGGTGGAGTCGTGATAATTTCATCTTTTATTATCCCTCTGTCTGAATATTTTATTTTGGTCCCTCCTACAAATGTAGTTCCACAATTTTCACAATAAAGTGATTCAAAAACTCTTTTCTTATTATGTTTAATACTTGAAAACTCTAATAATTCATCAAATGGATCTTCATTTCTGTCCTTACTGAGTTCTCCTCCATCATCGTTTTTTAATGTGGTCCACAGACCTTCTATATTACGAATAAAAAAATGCATCCTAAATCGAGGTAAATTACATTTCCCTATTCCTTTGCCATATTTTGTATCAAATAACCCTCGAATCAATAGAAGACCTTTTATAGCTTTATAAATTTGTTTATCATTTTCTAAATGCCCAAATAATTGTCTTCCTAAGGAAATAAATTGTTTTGTTTTATCCTCATCATTTTCCTTGTTGAATACCGGAAAAGGTCTAAAACGATAACTTTTTGCCCCCTCATCCAAAGACTTAAAAGCAAAAATTAACTGTGAATTTAAGTTCTCATCTAAATTTACTTCTTTTAATAGTTGAGGAATCCCTTCATCAATGCTGCAATGCAACCATTCATCCACTTTTACAGCCAACTCACTTATAAAGGCCTCTTCATCTGAACTGGAAATTTCAGAAGCTAATTCCGCCAATTTAATATAGTTTGATGGCTCGATAGGTTCTTTGATTTCCTTTGGCAATTTGTATGAACCATCAATAACCTTCATCTCTTTATTTATTCCAAAAAAGCCTTTAAGAAATGATTGACTATCTTCATATTCCTGACTTCCTTCTTGTCCATCTAATGATGCAGAAGAAGCCAAAAATCTCACTTTTGATGAAGACGGGTCTAAACCTAATCTAGAATATAAAAGTCTTAATAAATACGAAATCTCAGTACCTGGAGTACCACGATACAAGTGAAGCTCATCAATTACAATATGAAAAATTCTTCCTTCTTTTTCTATTATTCTTTGTTCATCATTTAAATTTTTTAAATCCCAATCTGTAGTGCATTCTAACCATTTTTTAGTCTCTTCCAGCATTCCGCTCTCTATGGCTCTCATAAGAACAATACTAAGCATCGAAAAGTTGGTAATTAAAATATCTGGTGGAGTTTGATGCATATCAAATCGTGATCGCATCTCCGCTCCGTCCAATCTTTGAAAATTAGTTTTCAACTCTAATTTTTCTTTATCTGATAATTTTTGGCCTTCTTTTGAGATCAAATATTCCTCAATTTCATCGTAAGTTTTTTGAATATTACTTAGCTCTGTGGCCAATTGTTGCCATTTAGATTCATTTCTAACAATTTCATCATTATCATTTCTCTTTGAGAGACTACCGGAAACCGGAGTAGTGCTATTATATCTTCCAAAAAATAATCTATTCCCCTTTAGTTTATCATCACAAAATTTACGAATGTCATCATTATCTAATGTCATTCTTAATCTAGTAAGCTGATCTTCAACAAGAGCATTCATTGGATAAACAATCAGTGCTTTCATTACTTGTGGACGATTTTCATTAGATCGCTGTAACACTCGATCGCTTAATTTAGCATTATCACCTTCAAGAACTATATTTTTTTTGTTCCCTTCTCCTTTTGTATGTGGGCCAGTTTCATTAACACTTGCCGTAGAGCAAATATATTTTGATAAGTCTTTAAGTAAATATGCTATCAAAGGAAGTAAAAAAGCTTCTGTTTTACCAGAACCTGTTCCAGAAGTAATAACACAATTATTTCCCTCTAATGCAGACTGCAGCATTCTAAATTGATGCTCATATAATGGAAAATTTCCTGTAAATAACCCTTTAGAAACAAACCCTTTAAAAAGTTCCACCTGTTCTTTTGTAAATTCAGATAGATCGTTTTGCGTTATATTCTCAATCTCCTTTCCTTCTGCACTTTTATATTCAAGCAAAGGTTCTATCCACGGTTGTCTGTATAAAACTTTATCCGTATTAAGTAAGTTTTCTCTATTACTTTCAAATTCCTCATAACGCGTACCAAAAGCCGTTTTAATATATGATATATATCCTTCTTTTACTTTTTCAAAAATTCCTAATGGGTTTATCATTTAGTTTATAATATTACATTGCTGATTTAATTTGCCTTCAATTAATTGTATTATGTTATTATGTATATTTTCATATACGCGATAAGATTTGTTTTGATAAGTTTTTAAAACAGGTATTCTTGCATTAATTAAAAGCAAGCCTCTTTCAATCCAAAATGGTAGCCTTATATTTAATGGGACATAAAAATCAGAAATAGGATGAACACCGTTCCTTTTTTGAAGAAAAACTTTGTTTTCAATCAGTCTGAAACTGCATAATGCATAATCATCTAGAACTTTCGTCCCATTTTCATCTTTAAAAATATGGATCATTTGACGATCCTTAAAGCCGTCGTAGCGAATAAGAGCTGCTCCTTCGATAGAACTCACAGTTCTAGTAGATTCTTTCCAACTGTAATTTTTTGGATCAAAAACTAATTTTCTATGGTGATCAGTCGTGTATGGAAGTTTTGTGCTTAAATAGTTGTCAAGTTCGCCAATTGATCTTTGTGTATAAAAACAGGCTAATTGGTAAATTGCGTAATTACTATTTAAAGGATTTTTTATATTATTAACATACTCAATTCCTGTTTTTTGAGCAAGCTTCTTAAACGTGTCTAAATCACCTAATTTATCATAAATTTCAATTCTGTAGGGCAATGTTTCCATTTCAGTATCACTATGACTTGTCAATTGAACTATCAAATTTAGTTCTTTACATACAGCAACTAACTTTTCTATAAATCCACTGCTTCTAAAACCGGTTAGAAATGCTTTTAATCCTTTTGGTGATTCAATAAAAAATAATGTAGAAGGAGAAACTCTAATTATTTCTCCATAAGTCTGAAAATTAATGTAGCCCAAGTCTCTCCAATAATGCATTATTCTTTTACTAAACTGACTGCTTATCTGAGGGTTTAGTTCTTTGATAAGGGTAACAAATTCGTATGTTTTAATGGAATTAGTAACCGCCAAATAATTTAACAATTTTTCTCCATTATGATCCTTGCTGTAATTAATAATGTTCGTGTTCCTTGTAATATAATCAGTGTCACCAGATTTGAAAATCTCCCATAAGTTGTTGTGCCATGTATTGAAATTAACAGGGTTAAAATCTTCTCTACTAAAGTTCTTTGGTATATCGAATATATCATCCGATTGAATCTCTGTTTCAATTATATTTACACCATCTTGATCTTTTGAATATGGTCGAACAACATTAATGGGTTCTCTGTACCTTAATTCACCAATTTCATACGAGAAGTGACTTTTTACATTTGACTTACTTTCATAAATAAAGAATTTTACATTCTCAGGGATGTCTCTTCCAAGTGTAAATAATCCCTCTTTTTCATTTGGATCCTTTGTTAATTCCCATTCTTGATTATTTCCTTCACACTTGGCAATTAATTGTGGATTCGCTACTGGTCCTAAATATTTGAATGAACTTTCAAATTCTTTCAAAATAAGCCTTCTTCGGTCAAGTAAAAAATTTCCCACTAGTTCAATTTTCCCCTCTATTATCTGTCTATAACCAAGTAAATTATTTAACTGATTAAATTGAGTTTCTTTTAAGTTTTCAAATTTAATAAACTGATAATCTAACCAGGGCGTTTCAAAAAACTCAGGATCAGCAATAATTGTTTCTTTAATCAAATTAAGTTTTTCCTTATTAACTAATAAAAGAAAATTAATTGCATTAGTAGGAACCAATACTTCAACCCACTCTTCTAAATCTCTGTTATAAATAAGCCATTTAAATATACCTTTAATAGAATACCTTTGACAATCTCCCTTAATAATTGAATAATCTACTTCAGGTATCCAGTCAAACGTTATTTTTTTTGAGTACTCTTTATATTCATGTTCAACAGATAAATCAGCACCTTTATATTTAATAATATCTTCTTCCAATTCATTTGAAAAGGCCCTGAAATAAATATCCTCTGTTACTACTTTATTATCCCATAGGGGTAACTCTTTTAAACAAAAAAGCAATGGAATAGATGGTTTTCGAATATTCCCTGAATGAGAAGAAATGATCGCATCATTAAAATTATTTTGATAATAGTCATTTATAAATTTTAATATAGCGTTCTTTAGTCCGGAGTCTTCTTTTAAATATTCAATAATATTTTCAGAATTACCAATTCTCTTTTTATGTTCTTTAAATATTTCTAACCATTTATTCGCAGAAATATTTTCCTTGGGAGCTATTCCAATTTCAATCAGTACATCAAATAACTGACGGAAATGACCTGAATTGAATATCCCATGTCTTTCTATTCTTGATACATATTTTCTTTGCTGACTTTTTGGGTCTTGCACACTAAAATAACCTAGTTTCTTAACTTTATAATTTTTTGACCAATCTTCTAAATCAAACCAAACCAATTCTAAAATATCCCTTGCAAATTCTGTATTGATATCACTCCATTTATTTTTAAATCTATTTTTTCCAATATTATTTATTCGTGCATAAACATTTGTGATACTTAAGGATTCACTTTGTTCTTTACTTAGGCTTAAAATTAGATATACTAATAAACCAAAATACTCCGGGGTTTGTTTTCTTAAATTTCTTCCGTCAATTAATTGCGGTCTACTTGATTTATATAATTCAATAAATTTGTCTGAAAATAATTTAGATCTTAACTCTTTTTCTATTGATAATTCGAAATCTGCCAATGTATATCGAAAGTCTGAAATTTCATTAAACAATTCTTCATATACAAAAAAACATGGGACTTCTTTTCCCTCGTTTTTGGAGTTAAAAAAATAATCGATAAGTAATTTATTCCATTTTTTATAACTGAAAATTAAGGCTGCAGTATCTTCATCATCGACTACGATTGAGATATAATCTGGATTAATAATTGAATTTTTATACGTATCACTTTGCGTATCTATATTTAAATCTGGAAATTGAATTAAAGGCTGAGATTCACTTATATCTTGAATATCATCGAAAGACATCACTGTTTGAAAATTTCTTTTTAATTCATATTCATTCCAAACTTGAATACTTAATTTATTCATGTTACCATGGCTATAAATACCTAATCTTTCTAAAGACCTAAACATTAGCGCTTGTGCCTCCGTTGACCTAACAGTTCTATCTAATTCTTCAGCTAATTTTTGAATCTCAGGATTATGCTCATGTAATCCAAGCCCATTTAGTTTCTTAAAAAGATAATACACTTTAATTATTTCTTCCTTTGACCATTTTTGACCAGATTTTATATTTTTTTCTCCACCAGATATTCTTTTGTATGTCATTATTACTTATTTTCTTTTACCAATGGCACATAATGAGTTATTTATTAATGGTAGTAAACTTACTACTTTTTTAGTTAACCCGCATTTATCATTCCAACTGTCAGTACTTGACTGTATAAAGTTTATTTCGTAAAACATTCTTGCTATTGCTTCAATCACTTTATCCACTTTTTCAAATTTATTAAAGTCAGTTTTACAAACGATGTTAGAGATATTACTTAAGCAATCTTCCAGTTGTCTTCCCATTTCTTCTATGCTAGTAACAATATTTTCAGGACAGTTAACCAGTAAGATAAGCTGTTCATTCGTTAATAATGATTGTATCTAGTATGAACTTGTTCTCAGGACCTGAGGTGACGAAGATCGCAAGGATTGCCTTGTCGTAGTGTTTTACCTATCTAAACCAATATAAAAGCAATTCCATTGCCCCCTCTTATCATAGCTTCTCGTAGCATAGAAGCCTAGATTTTATTAAAAATTTTATCATTTTTTGTTTGTATTTTGACTTAAAATCTATCAATGGATCATGAAGGTAAAACCATTATTATTGGAATAAAAAAATAATTCATTTGTAAAAAAGAGAATTTATTTTCTACTATTTATTTCAAAAATATTACTATAAAAACATACAACCTTACGGTTTTCCTCATTTTGATAAAAATAATCATACTAAAGATAGCTCTATAGAGGTAGACAATTCATTTCATTTACAAAAAGCCAGAAAACTTTTAGCCACCATTGGTTAATCTCAAATCTTAGCACGTTACCTAATTCAACTATGAATAAAGTCAGTTTCACAATTACAACAGATAAGCAAATTACTTTGATAACCCTATCCATTTAAAAAGAGTTTTTTATTCAAGAAAAAACAAATACTTTTACACTCTTACAATGAAAAAATGACTCGTGTTTAAAATAAAATATTAAAAAAGGCATACAATTCGGTAACATAAAAAAGTAAAATAACGTAAAGTCTTGATTTTAATGCTAGTAAAACTCCTTGGTTCGAGCCCAAGAGAGGGAGCTAAAGTGGAAAAGCCATTCTTCGGAGTGGCTTTTTTCATTTCTATACTTTGCGAACTACCGTAAATTCTAGTAGTAAGCTCTACAATTACATTCTCCGAATTGGTTCGAAAACACTCTTTTTCTAGTATTATGTTTTCTGGGTATATAACCCTTAAAAAAGAACCTTTTTCCTTATTTTGCAACTGGTTGAACACATTTCCCAACTGCGACAATAAATTAACTGAATCACTAACATACTTCTTTAAATCTTTATCTCTATCGCTTAGTATTTCAATACGGTTTTGTATTTCGGTAATCTTCTCATTGTATCGATTTTTAATCTTATTATAATCTTCTGAGGTTAACCCATTATCCATATACTTATCCTCTACTCGTTCAAGCATTATTTTGATTGATTCCTGTTCTTTTTTAAGCTCTTTTACACGTGTTTCTGCGTCAATATTGTTCGATTGTATATGGTCGCTTAAAACGCCTTTAAACAATTCTTTTACATTGTTGTTTAATGTCATATTATTTAATAATGTTTGTACCCTTTCATGCACCACTTCCTTTTTCAATCTAATTCTACAAGTAGATTTACAATGGTAATATTCGTAGTGACCACCATTCCCTTTAGATTTACTGGCGGTTATTTGTTTCCCGCAGTTAGGGCAAACGAAATTCCCTCTTAAGGGGAATAAATCGTTTATACTAGTAGGGAATTTGGCATCATGGTTCTTTCTGCCATTTATGACATTTTGAACCTCTTTAAATAACTCAATATCGACTATGGGTTCATGTAGTGCTTTTATGATTTCCTCTTTCTCCTTCTTATACTCTGGAATTATTATCAAACCACAATAGGTTACATTTCTAAGCATATTATAAAATTGTTGCTTTTCAAGTTTTAACCCATACTCCACCTTAAATTTTTTCCTTATTACCTCAACTGACTCTAGACCTTTCGCTACTTCTTTAAATGCTTTCAGCACTATCGCAGAATCTGAATTTTGCTCTATAGAGGTTTTCTCCAAAATCTTAGCGTTAGAGTAACCAAACGGTCCTTTACCCATGTAGCAACCCTCTTTTTTTGCTCTACGCATTCCGTCTTTTGTCCTTTCAGCAATTTTATCGTTTTCTATTTCGGGCATGAGAAGATACATTGATAATATTAACTTGTTTTCTGGGACTGTCATATCCAATGGCTGTTCAATTGCATTTACTATTATTCCCATTTTTATTAACTCTTTTATTACAGCCGTTGCCGCGTCTGCATTCCTAGAGAACCTATCCCATTTTGTAAACAAAATCATGTCAATAGAATTTCTATTTTTTTTAACATAATCCATTAACATTTTCCATTCTGGGCGGTTAAAAGTTTTTGCCGAATAATCCTCAACATAGTGTTTAAGAATATTATATCCTTTAATATCGCAATATCTTTTCAGCATTTCTTCTTGGTGATTTAGACTAAACCCATTTTCTTTTTGCTCTTCCGTACTTACTCTTCCGTAAGTGATTACATTAATTTTTGTCATTTTGTTTTGTTTTTTAATTTTTAATTATTTTTTTGGCTGTACATAATCTCTGCGATTTTGTATAATGCCTCTCTTATTATTTTTATTTCTTCATCGTTATAAGAAACCCCTTTTTTGTTTAAAATATTTTTACATTCCGTTATGCTTAACATTATATTAATCTATTAACCCCTTCTTCCTTCTTTTTTTACTGGAAGATTATTTTTATGGCCATATTGACCACGACAAATTATTCAACAAGAATAATTTGTACCATTAAGTATTAACTATAGTTTCGACCCTTTTAAATGAATGGAAATAGCAATACAGTTTTGAGCTTTAATAAAGCTCTTTAATAAAATTTGTGATGTAATTTGTCAATACCACTTTTTTACAAAAAAGTGAAAAACTTATCCGAATAACAGTTTAACTGCCCTCAAGGTGTTTGAGTAAGTTGTATTTATGAGCTGATTTGTGAATCAGTTTTTACCTTTAGGTCAACCTTATACAAAACAACTTATAAATTTGTAAAGTTTCAACTTTATTTTATACTACACTTTTTTTAAGAGTGTTTTAGTATACAACTGATGTACGGTTGGTGCCATAAACTGGTTACCATATCGAGTCTTAAAATTTAAGTAATTGAGGTGTTCTGCAATTTGTCGATAACTCATTCCCTTTTCTTTGCAATTAAGAATAACATACTGTGCTTGTCTGTTCTTGTCATTATTAGCCGCATTTTCCTTAATCTTTTTAAGTCCTTTGGCTCTAGCATCATCATTAAGATTCTTAGGGGTGCCAAGTACTACACCTTTTTTCTTTAGTTCGGCCAGAGCCTGTTTAGTTCGGGTGCTGATTAACTTTGCCTCTTGTTCAGCCATGGCACTAAAAATATGAACTGTAAAGTTATTGGCTGAAGGCATATCCACAGCTAAAAATTCAATTCCAGCATCCATTAGAGAGCTAACAAAATTTACGTTTCTCGCCAATCTGTCCAGCTTTGCGATTACCAAAATAGCACCTTCATTTTTTGCCATTTTAATCGCTTTATGGATTTCGATACGCCCTCTTTTGTTTGTCCCAGTCTCAACTTCAGTAAACTGCTCAATGATTATTCCTTCTTGTAAATCAACATATTTTAATACTGAACTTCGTTGAGCGGACAATCCTAAACCGCTAATTCCTTGTTCTTTTTTGCTCACCCTCTAATATGCTACAAACTTTTTCATATCTCTGATTTTAGGTGTAATAAATCTTAATCGTCCGTTAGTGATTTATTACACCACAAAGATTCCAGGCTTTTTTGGAATATCCTAGAAAAACCTTGGCTTTCCTGGTGTACAAGTATTTATAATTTTTTAAGCATAAAAAAACGAGGGTTTTTAGACCTCGTATTCTTTAAAAAAAACTATTTTGATTCTTTAGGATATTTTATTTTCCAATGACCCCTTTATATGTAATGACAACCCTTTTTCTCTTAAAACATTAAAATTACTTAGTAATAATTGGAATTGTCGCTTAGTTACTTTTATCTTCACCCTAAACAAGTATTAGCCTTTAAATTATTTCCTAAAATATCCCAATCCTCTGTCATGGTCCCTTCTTTAGTCATGTAAAATACACCCGCTTTGTATGGGTCGTAAATATCTATGTCTACACGGTCATAACTAAAATAGTTTTGTACTTCGGAAATAATTTCTTGATGGAGTTTTTTATTTGCTATATCTAGAACCAAATGATTGTGGTAACCTATTCTATTGGTAAATGGCTCACTGGTGAAAAATAATCGTAAAGCGGTAGCGTTGCCATATTTTTTCTCTAGGTGTTCGTATAAGCCGTGCATTTGCTTAAAACAACTCTTTTTGTTTCTCTCCGCTTTATAAGCTACCGTGATAAAAAATGACCAATCCAATTGCCATATTCTGAACTGCAAACTCCCTTTATCGATTAGACAACAGTCAATCAAATTTTTCATGGATTGATTCTCTTGTCTCAATATCTTGTTTTCGTCAAACATGATTTCAGAATCAAAATATCTAGCATGGTTAACTGGAAAAAATCTCTTCCCACTTTTCAACTTTGTTTCATCAAAGAGCTCTATATTTTTTTTGTAAAACCTGTAAATTGTACTTTTACTACTTTTTGTACTAGTTATAAATTCCTTTAAATTTTCATATTTCATTTTTTATTAATTGTTAGTATATCGTTATTTATTGATACAAGAACCCCATACAAGGAGATTATTAGTCAAGCATCTATCATATAAATACTAAGGAATTCTCAAAAGTGTAGCTTATTGGCACATTTTCTATGATTTTTTTTAAATGGTTGTTTTTATTTGTGTTCCAAAGTGACACAGCTAAAAATATTTAAAAGAAATACTCTGAAAATTCGCTTAAAGTATCATACCCTTTACTATGGTTGAGGTGATATTTATATCTGGGTAAGTAACTAAACTAAAAAAACATTAACAAATCAAAGGGAAAAAAGGTAATAGGTTACTGATTAGCCAGTTATCGTATTGTTAATACATAACTACGAGGTGAGCTTATGAAGTAATAAAGAACAAAAAGGATGTCCACAGGGCTAGTAATAGTACCTAAAACACAAAAACTTCTTTTTTATGCCACATGAGATTTTCTGGCGAAGGGTAATTTTTACTGTCATCTGGTAAAAAAATTCTAATCCCAGCAAATTGCGAAATCGAAAATGGCGAATCATTTTCCTTTATTGTTGGCGAAATCCTAACAATATAGTCCTCATTGATTGTGATTAATCCTCTATCGTAAGCTCTATGTAAATTTGGAGATAATGAGATACCGTTTGGTAAAGTATCATCATTCGAGATACAAAATGGAATCACATGACAAGCATCAATCATTTGGGCATTTTTAGATGATTCGATTCGCATTCCAGATATACAACATTGATACTTATAAATTTTAGGAACCTCTCTTTTAAAAATGCTTCCCCTAATAAATCTATCTTCTTCAATCTCATCTTCGGATAATTTCTTTAGATTTTCATTCATTAAGCTCTGATATTCTTCCTTTGTATCGTTAACAATTTGCTCTTCTATTATTCTCTCAATGTCATACTTACCCAAAATCTCTACTACTTGATAATTCTCTTTTGATGAAGGAAAATAATTATTTAATAAAAAATTCTCAATCATGGTATTTGATACTGGATTTAACAATAGATTAAATAAATCTTTGTCTATTTCAGCGAAAGCGATATTATTCTTAAGGCTCTTAAAACTGCTTATACTTTTTATTTCACCATGACCATTACTAATCCCATTTATAAAAACTAACCGCCAGAATGGTTCACTATTCAAATGAAAAAAAGGTAATGAGAAATTTGATAAATGGTTTGTTTCGACTAATCGGTTCCAATTACTCTTAAAAGCGATAACCAACTCGCCTGTAATATATATTCTATTCGTCTGTATATCTCCCTTTTTAATTAATTGCAATATCGACAATAATAGAATTGGTTTATGTGGAGCTTTCCCCATTATTTTATGCGATGCTCGATTAAGACTCTTTAACTGCTTTATGTATTTTTCCAATAATTCTTCATTAACCATACTTGAATAAGTTTTAGTAAAACTATGAATATTTCATTACTAAAACACAAAGTCATAATTATTTTGAATCTCTTTGCTTAAAACATATAATCTCATTAAATCATGCTTGAATTGGTTCGATAACACAATATCTAGGGGAGCTTTTTAAAAAGACTTTACAGCAATGTAAGGTCTTTTTTGTTTTAAAGAGTTTGCTTTCATAATAGAACTCCTATTTATTTTCTACATAATTGTTTATTCCAACATATTGCGTTCTTTCAAAAAATCAAAAATTAACTTATCGACCTCTGATATTTTATCTTTATCGGAATAACAAGTCATTTTGACAATCGTGTCTTCAGAATGCCCATGTGCTTGTGCTTGAAATACGCCAATAAATTTTAGCGTATCTGCGATTAACACTACACTCAATTCTTCTTTTATTTCACGACATAACGCCTGTTCGTCAGTCTCAAAGTTTTCTCTTTTACCTCCAGGAATATAATATTTATCTTTGCCAAAAGATTTTGTGGATAGAATTTTATTGTTTTTAATTTCAATCCAAGCGAGCTTATCAATTATTTTCATTTGCAGTGTTTTTGACATCATCTTAATGATTGCTTTCAAAATAACTAAATTCTCTCCTGATAACCTCTTTTTCTACTGGATTTTTTAAAGATCTTCGCTAGGGCTAAAAAGAAGAAACTCGCAACAACCGCGGTAGAATGCTTCCTACAAAACAAGACCATGAAAATAGAGTAACTTTAGAAAAGGTTTCAAGACACAAACCCGTAACCTTTTTTATGCGAATCTGTTCCAACAAATAAAAAGAGTTATTTTTCTTTTTTCTTTTTTAAATTTCGATATTTACCTTTTAAAAAAATAAATTGATGGTACGTAGAAAATTTATTGGTTTCGCAACTTTACTTGGAGTTGCTGGT